GGCCTTGGCGTATGCGGCAATTTGTTCTTCGTCGCGCTTAATGCGCTGGCGATAGAGACGCAGCGCAGGATTCAACATGCGCGGGTCGTAGCTCACGAAATCCGACCACTCGCGGCCAGTCACCCAAAGCTCGCACTGGATTTGCTCGTGGTGCTCTTCGGGCATCCCGCCTTCGAGCGTCGCGCAATGCACGCCCGTATCAGCGGGGCATTTGATTTGCACCATGCCATCGTTGCCTACCAGGCCATCAGGCGAACAGCCGACATACGGCAGCATGGGATGCGTGACGAACTCAGATAGCGAAACGATCTGCCCTGTTTCGGCTTCGTAGGCAGCGCGTGCCGCCGCTTCTACGTCATGGCCCCAATCGAGGGGCTTGGCTCGCGCGTTCGCCTTCGGCTCGCCAGTAAGAATTTCGGCGACGATATCGAGCACGTAATCTGTGCGTGCCTTCTTGTCGTGCGCAGGGCGTTCTTGACCCTTCTTTTTGCCGGACTTGTAAACGTAGCCTCCGGGGTCGAACGCCATCACGTCACACATGCGGGAGGCTGTAATCTTGCCCGCGCGTTGGCGGCGCCACTCTTCGGAGTTTTGCGCGATCATTCCGCCGCCTCCTGCACCGCCTTATCGGCTGCGAGCGCGCGGTTCTTGAAGTCTTCCATGCGGTCGGTGACGAGCGCACGTCGTTCCTTGGGCAATTCAGCCCATGCGGCGCGAAACGCATCGACGCCCGTATCGGCAACGGCCATCAAGTCCGCAATGAGTTTGTCGCGCTCCGGTGAATCCTCGGGGACCGTTCGCTGTACTGCTTGCGTTCCCGGACGAACTCGCGCCTGAGCGTCAGCCGCGACCTGCTCGCGCAGCTCGTCTGGCATGTCCTCAATATCCTGGGTGAAGATGTCAGACGCGGCGGTAACGGTAATGACCGCATCTACCTGAGCGCGCTTCTTCGCCATCTTCAAAATCGTGTTCGCCACATCGGCCGGATTTGTCCGAATCTGCTTGCGTTGCTCGACTCGACCTTGATATTTCGAGAACTTGATCCGACGCCTGTTCTCCGGCGTAGCATCGAATTCTTCCTGGCATAGCGCGGCGCGCCACGCATATTTGTCCTCACGGCTACTGCACTCGCCGATACCAGCCCCGAGGAATTGCCCGCCCGCTGAAGCGAGGCTCACCTTGACGCGGTAATGGACCTCCCCGTCACCGCTCAAATCCTCGACGTCAGGATTCGCGGCAAGCCGGAAGGTGGACATCAACTTTTCCGCCCCTGCTTTGTAGAGCGAAACCGATTGCGTACCCGGAATCCTTCCGTAGTGAGTGCCGTCCTGCATGACCGAACGCATGACGTCTTGGATCAAATTCACCTGCGCCCGCACATCGGCTGCCGTTAGGCTGCGCTCGCCATAAACGACAACGGCTTGTTGAGTCATGGGGACCACAGCATTCATGTCCTAACTCCTAAAAGGTTGGCAGCGACCGCGCAGGGAGGGTGATGGCGGGGAGTCGCGCGGCCGCCGCCGGGGAAAATCCTCTAGCCGTAGCCGTAGCCGTAGCCGTAGCCGTAGCCGTAGCCGTAGCCGTCGCCGTAGCCGTAGCCGTAGCCGTCGCCGTAGCCGTAGCCGTCGCCGTAGCCGTCGCCGTAGCCGTAGCCGTCGCCGTCGCCGTTGGCGTTGGCGGCTCTCTGAATCCACTGGTTGCTGGCAAAATCGCTAGCTAGCCCGACGATCTTCCCGCTGATCTTTCGGACGAATGCCAGGACGCCATCAATACATGCGCCGGTATCCAGCACATCGACGACTGTCACTACGGGCTTATAGGCCCATGCGTTCATGCTGCCGTCTCCCATTTTTCGGCTGCCGCTGGCGTCACTTCGAAAACAGCCGTGACTTTGCGCACGTCGATATCAGCGCGAGCACTAATCTTGCTGCGCGGAGTCGGGCCAGTCTCGGCCAGTTCCATTACGCCGCGCGTGGTGCCGAAAGCAATCGCCATGCGTGCGCGCCTCAGTGCGATTTCGGTTCCGCTGGTATCGCCCGCGTACCCGAAGAAAACGCCGCGATGTTCCGTACAGACGATGACTGGACGCTCGGATTTCTTTGCCACGATTCAATACTCCTTTGGATGATTTGGTCACGCCGCTTTCGGCGGCTCCGGATCGTTTCTCGGCCTCTGCCGGCGCAAGGCGTGTTCAACCGCAGCCTTCACCGCGTCATGGATAAACTTACCGCCGTCGATCAGCCGTACCGCATGCAGTTCAGCGAGAGTGACGGCCGTTTCGTTGCACAGGTCAAGCAGCCTGCGCCGCACTTGCAATCGCGCCATTTGCCGCTCGTCGAACGGCACAGGCTCGCGCTCGATCGTCGGGGACAATCCGCGACGTTCGCGTTGTTCGGAGAGATAGAGGACGGTCATTTCGCCACCTTCGCGCGACGTGCGCGCTTTTTCTGCGGGATGACGACGAGGGCGCGATGCCTCGGGATCGGCAGACGCACCAGTTCGCCTTGCAGCTTCACTCCACGCGCAACCCGGCCCGCATGCGTCAAGTGGTGATATGCGGACTCGCGCCGCAGACGTTCGTCGTATTCGCGCACACGCTCGGCGTTGTTCGGGGCTCGGCAGGAACGGGTGGCGATCACTTAGTCACCTCCAATTTCGCAATCCGCGCGCCGCTCGCATGCGCCATCTCGCGAGCCTCGGATCGGCTATCGCAGCGCATGATCCATTCACCGGTTTGGCGGCAAACGACAACCCAACCGATGACATCGCCGGTTCGGATTTGCGGCAGCGGTTTCGGAAGACGGGCTAGGACGGCGTTCATCAGCACATCGCCGCCAATTGCCTAGCGAGACTCGCGCACTCGCACTTCACATAGGCGAGCGTTCGATATGATGAATCCCACGGGACGCCGATCGCTGGAAGGTTGTGGCGCCGCTCGTATGCAGAGCGACCCGGCGATATATCCCCAGCATGCGCACAATCGAAGCCAAGCCACCAAACGTGATCCGGCTCGCCGGCAGCAGGAATGTGGCAAATGCCGCGTGATTCTGTTTCTGACGGTTGACACGTATCGGCAAACGTCAGGCCGCCATGTACCTCGGCGTTAACGTCGTCATATCCCTTGCCGAAAGCAGGATGGCCCTCGGAAACACCAACGTAGCCGCACCAAAAGCCCGCCTCTGGATTGCGCACAGCCAAACATGGCATGCCCGTCGCCTCGTCCGTGAACTGGACCTTGTCCGGTTCAGCATCCCATGGACCGCGATTCCATTCCGACTTGTCGATCGTGCGGTATTCGATGTTTTCCATTACTGCCTCCATACAAGTTCGCCGGCCATCCGCAGACACGGTTCCGGATCATTCCCAGCGGCGCGAAGCGCAGCAGCCTTGTCCGCAAACGCAGCGATGACATTGGCGTCCGAGATTTTCAGGCGCGAACAACGCAACACGGACTGCGCGCGGATACGCCGCTCGTTCTCAACGCGCTCGCGTTCGCAGAATTCGGTGATGCGGTCGGCGAAGGTCATGGCTGCGGCTCGTTAACCCAAGCGATCACCGCGCACCCGACGAAAAATCCGCAGAGCGCGGTGCAGAACAAGGAGCCGCAGACGATTCCGGGAATGGTCAGCAGCGCGGCGAGTGCGAAGATCAGCGGGAAGCTCATGCCGCGTCCCTCGCGGCCTCAGCCTGCGCTTCAGCGGCGAACCGCTCGCGAAGGAGGCGGCAGAAAGCCAGGTCATCGCGCGCAATAAACAACCGCCACAGCGCAGCATCCATTGCGGCCTCGCACAGGACTTCGGGATACCACGCCGGATTCGAGAGCTTCGATTCGGCGTTCTCCTGCACGGAGATCGCCTGCGCGTCGCAGTCGTAAGCGCGGGGATAGAAACCGGAGAATTCGGATTCGGGAAGGAGACTCATGCCGCACCGCCTTCGGCTTTCGCGAGCGCGGCGCGGGCTTTCTCAATCGACTCGTCGAAACCGCGACCCTTGAAGTGCGCCGTGACGCCGCTGTTGTCGGCGTCGTCGATCAACTCGCGCAGCGCCCCGACGATCGCGTCATGGGCGTTTACGCAGAGGACGATGTAGGCGGCATCTTCCGGATCATGTGCGCCACCGATTTGTCCATCATCGGGCGTCGCCCCAACGATCAGCTTGCCTTGCGCAAACCAAGGCATAGGCGTATGGGTACTCATGGAATCCCCTTCACAAATTCGATTACGTAGGGCAGCGCATACGTCACCGCCCAGAGATAGATCGCGAAGCCGACGCAAGCGGCGAACTCGACGCGCCAATCCACAAGGCTGCGCTCGCTCACGGCGACACCTCGATTTCGGCGCCGTCCCGCATGCAGCGGAAACCGTCGTGGTCGTAAGTTGGATTGCCGCCAGCGGCGATACAGGCGTCATGCGCGGCAACGGTTTGACGATGGCCGAGAACCAGCGCGATCACGGCGATCGCGATAGCGTAAAGAACAGCGATGATGAGGTGGCGGGTTGGGCGCGTCATGGCTGAGCCTCGCGCAAGAGCGCCAGCAGATCGGCGGCTTCTTGCGTCCACGCCGCCGACTCCGCCGACCACGCCGCCGACCACGCCGCCGACCACGTCGATCGCGCC